CGCTCAAATCATGTAAAACTTTCCGCTCTAAGTCCTTACGGTACAAGTAGTTAGGTGCAGGGGGCCGGGCGAGCCGCCCTAACCCCTTATGGGGTAGGGACTTACGCTAATGAAAAATTTCAACCCTAGTGGGCGACGTAGGCTACCGTATGGATGTCCTTTGACCAGCAAGCGCGACAGGAGCCACATTTTCCCTTGCGAGTAAAGGCGCGGCAAAGGGTGTACCCCTTGGAGGGGACAAAATCTTTCTCCCTTTGAATTATTGTGGAAGTGTATTTGCCTGGGATCCTTTCGCCCGTTACGCTGTCCGAAGATAGGCGCACCGTTACGTTAGGGAGACACGCCACCAAATTCAGCCAATAACGTATTAGAGGAATTTTGTAGGAGCGCGTAGGTAACCAATGTTCGCAATTTGGCGTTTGCTTGATAACCTCGTAAATTTTTGTTGCTAGGTCTGCCTCTGGAATGTCTCCACTATCGAACCACCGGAAATATTTTGCTTTCCCTATTGCTTTCACCATTGCGGGTATCCATCCAATATGTTTCCAGTCGTCCAAGTTATGAATTCTTAAAGCTTTCACGGCTCCAAATTTATAGCGTCCACGGGTGGCGTAGCAACCGGAGCAAGCGGGAACCAGGGTTCCATCAGCATTGCGCGAACCTGGGCAAGATACTACCGCTGGCAATGACCAAGATTTGCAAGGCATTTTAGAGGCGTTCGAGAGTTTAGGTTGGGCTACCATTTTAGTACCCCAAGGACTTTCCAGCCAATTCAAGAACCAACTGCTGCACGGATTCTAATTCCATGATAGTCTCTAATTGTGCGTTGGTCAAGTCTGACCCATCACGCCATTTGGCTTCCGAGATATAAGCATCGCAGAAATCGAAAGCATCCTCGGGATCAACCCCCGCAATGCCGATGGAACCTACGTCTAAATAATTCTCGTAAGCTGGCAAGTAAAGCATGGGAAGGGTTCCAATCCTACCGAGGGCAGGGTAATAGCCAGTGTATTGTTCTACTTTGTTTTTCATTATGCCTATATTGTACCACGGCGGAATCATTCTGTCAAGCGCAAAACAGGAAAATCTTTTAAGTATTTTAAGTTTCGTAAGTCCTTATGGTACAAGTAGTTAGGTGCAGGGGGCCGGGCGAGCCGCCCTAACCCCTTACGGGGTAAGGACTTACGCTCATGGAAATTTTCAGCCGCAGCTCCATTCCCCGTCCTCGTTGCGCCAGTAATCGCCGCCAGAAGGGGAATCGTCCCAATCACGGTCACACGCATACGAGGCATCAGATTCAGCATCTGCCCAAGCGCAGAAGGTTTCTTCACCCTGGTCGCAATCGCAAAAATTGGTCGAGCGGACATCGTAGCCTTTCTCAATCACGCCAGTATCAGCGCAGTTCGAGCAGTTGGGAACGTCTTGGATTTCCCCATTTTCGGCGGGGCTGTAATCAGAAGGAGAATTATTTTTACTCATGCGTACATTATACAGGTACGCAACAACTCTGTCAAGAAAAAAATGGGGTTTTTTTAAGTGAACCCCAACACTATGAAAAACAATCCTAACCTCTGACCTCTTTGATGAATTGGTATCCACCTTTTAGATTTTGGTTACAGAATTTCCCTACAGACTCAGCTTCCGCCATAGCATTAGCAGTTTTAGCTGGAACGTCCAAGTAGGTATAGACCTCGCCGCTGTCCTTGATTTCTATGCTTAGTTCCTTTTTACTTGGAACATACGCAAAGTTCTCGATCCAGCTTGATGGCTGTAGTAAATTCCAGTTATCAACAGTATATTCTTCCATACTAGTTGTACCTTCCCACTTGGGAGATGTTGCGCCGCACAAAGCTTCGCGCACGGTTATAGTCGCTAAACGTCATAGACGTAGTGGCGCGACCTTGAGTAATGTTGGCAGTCCAAATAGACCTGCCGCGAGTCTTAGAGATGCTAACTCTGTTAGCCTTAATCGGTTTCGCTTTCATGCTATTCCTTGGGTTAGGGTTTACCAGATTGGTACGGGGTATATTATACCGACGCGGAGCCATTCTGTCAAGTAAAAAAAGGAAAATCTGTGGGACGCGACGCATCCCAAAAACCGACACAGGTCTTACCCTGATTTCATCCGCCTTTAAGGATGCAAAGGAGCCGCTAACTCGGCAGATTTCCCAGATTGCTCTATTGAGCAAAAAAACCCCGGTAGAGATATAGGGGATTGAACCCTATCTCGGACATGGCGAGGACTATCAAGAATCCCTCTTATTTATCCGCTTGATGACTAACCAAGTATCCCTACTGAGGAGCATATATTATAGCAACGCGGAGCCATTCTGTCAAGTAAAATCCGGGAATATTTTAAATTTTCGTAAGTCCTTACGGTACAAGTAGTTAGGTGCGCCCGGGCCTCGGGCGCCGCCCTAACCCCTTATGGGGTAGGGACTTACGCGTATACCCTTTCTACTGTTTAGAGGATATCTGTTTACCACACTCCACAGGCGTAGAAAGCTTCCTTACAGATCAACTCCCGACCCTTATCGGAATCGGTTAGGATGTTAAGCTGGACAGTAGAGAGAGAAGTGCCATCCTGGAAGGTAGCACTAGAGACGTAAGCGTCACAGAAATCGAAAGCGTCCTCCGCGTCGATACCGTCTACTACGATAGAATCGATGAGAACAGGGGAAGGGAGAGAGCGAATGGTAAGAAGATCGTTTTTCATTATGCCTATAGTATAGCAGAGCCTAGCTTCTCTGTCAAGTAGTATTTCACATTTTTTGTCCAATATTTATTGAGACCCTTGGGGTCATTATCAGCACCTACAGGACAATACCTAGCACCTAGGGAGTCTATATAGAGACCCTTACTCCCAGCCTTCACCCACCTATCATAGTGCTTCTGCACAGTAGCGGCACACCATCCAGCTTGGGAGCGATAGGTAGGCTTCACGCGAGGGTGTAGTATACCATACTCCTTACCCTTCCCACCATTCTCAGCATGGCGTATAGCAGCCACTATAGGAGCGAGGGTACTACGACACTCTGGGCGTACGTTGCACACAATAGCATCCTGGAACGCGTCAGCACAAGCCTTGCCATCCTTGGCTGTGATAGCCTCGTATGGGGTAGACTGAGCGAGCAGTAGGAGAGTAGCTACTAGCATGGTCATATTATACCACAGCCTCCCATCCTGTCAAGAGAAATCGAGGAAATCCCGCCGGAAAAAGCGACGTTTCGTTGGTTCCATCTGGGGGGAAATTTCGCCCACTTCCTCAAGGAGGTGCTTCTCTATAAGCCCAAAAAATAAAAAATAAAAATTTATGGGACTCCGGCTTTAGGGACTCCTACTTAACTCTCATATTGTATTTTAAAGTCCCTAAATAAGTATATGTCGGTTTTTATTGGGATTGTAGATTTTATGAAGTACTTAAGTGTACTGATAACAGCATGTATGGGACTCCAATCTTCTAAAACAAAATTAGAGGTAACCAGACAGAAAAAAAGAAAAGAAAGGTTTATTCACTCTCATGACGCCATTGCATCTGTTTATCCCATATTGCAAACAGCTTTGCATAAATTTGCGGAGGTTGACCGGGTGTCTGTGTTTAGAAGCCATAACGGTGATGGAATCCCTACGCCAGGTAAACAAGCTTATACTACTTGTATACAAGAAGTTATATCTTATCGAACTACACCTATTATTGAGAGGTGGCAATCTATTCCTGCGGACATGGAGATGACTAACATTATATCCGAACTGATTATAGAGGATAAGTGTATTATACAAATTACTGAACCCTCGGGAATACTTTCGGATTATGCCGCCGGAAATGGAATTAAAAGTGTGCTTGCAGTGCCTGTAGCGCACTTGGATTCTGGATTTTTATTTTTAAATTTTTGTTCGACCTCTTCGGAAGACTTGACTGGTGTTGATGGGGTTTTGTTTGAAGCGCATTCTGTAGCTGCAAGAGTAGGTAAGCTTTATGCGTCTCATAGAGGCTAAATAATAATATGGGCAAAGAGTTTAAAGCGAATCACAAGAGGCTTGTGCCTCAACCTCCTTCCAGGAGTGGAAGTATGAGGATGTTTGATCTAGACAATCCAGACATCGACTTGTTTAATATGGTTGATGATGAATTGATTCGCATGTCGGGTTCGGAGCTTTATATCTACAAGTATGAGGTAGATGAAAACTTTGACGATCTCTATGGAGAGAATCGGACCAAAGCATTAAATCCCGAAGGTATCCTGGTTGAAGGTCACTATGACCCTCGCGCATTTGAGGAGAACCTGACCGAGTTTGGAATTGAAATGACTAATGACCAAATATTCACTTTTAATAAGTCGTA